AATTAAAGTTCTTTTTACCTTATGCATTCCACGTGCCAGCATATAAGTTAGGTAGATGGGACGGGTGTCAGAGTTACTTTACTGTAGGTGGTGTTACATACATTAACTTATTAGATAGAGTACTTCCTCTTATAATGGAACAAGGTTATGAAATTGATATTAATGACCTAAGAAAAGTACACACTTTTGATTTCCCTATTGTTGATGAAACAACATTTCAACACAAGCTCTGGCCAGAGAAACATCAAATGGCAGGCGAGCCTATTACGTTACGTGATTATCAAATTGAAATTGTAAACAAGTTTTTAAGTACACCACATTGTTTACAAGAAATTGCCACTGGTGCAGGTAAAACATTAATTACTGCGGCACTTAGTGAGCGTGTAGAAAAATACGGAAGATCAATCGTTATTGTACCTAACAAAGATTTAGTTAGGCAGACTGCTGATGATTATGCAAACCTCGGATTAGATGTAGGCGTTTATTTTGGAGACAAAAAAGAATTAGGACATACCCACACAATTTGCACATGGCAAAGTTTAAACAGTATTAGAAAACGTTTTCGTGATGGACTTGATGAGCTTAGTTTACACGAATTTACTGCTGATGTAACTTGTGTTATAGTTGACGAAGTACATCAAGCAAAAGCAGATGTATTAAAAGATTTGCTAACAAAAGAGTTTGCACATATTCCATTGCGTTGGGGACTAACAGGAACTATTCCTAAAGCAGATCATGAGAAGGTTAGTTTACAAGCATGTTTAGGTGAAGTAACTAATAAACTTAGTGCAAGTGAATTACAAGACATGGACGTACTTAGTCAGTGTCATGTTAACGTTGTTCAGTTAAAAGAATTTGCTGAATATAATAATTACCAAAGTGAGCTAACATATCTTACTACAGATAAAGCTCGTATGCAACATATAAGTGGATTGATTGATAAAATTTCACAATCAGGAAACACACTTGTATTAGTAGACAGAATTAAAGCAGGTGGCTTAATTTGTGATAATTTACCACATGCTAATTTTGTTAGTGGTGCAATGAAATCAACAGATCGTAAAGATCATTATGATGATATCAACGAAGGCACTAATCAAATTGTAGTAGCAACATACGGAGTTGCGGCGGTTGGAATTAATATTCCACGTATTTTTAATCTAGTACTTATTGAGCCTGGCAAAAGTTTTGTTAGAGTAATTCAAAGTATTGGTCGTGGAATACGTAAAGCAGAAGACAAAGACAATGTTCAAATATGGGACATCACAAGTTCAGCAAAATTTAGTAAAAGGCACTTAACACAACGTAAGAAATTTTACAAAGAAGCGAACTATCCATTTACTATTGAAAAAGTAGATTGGCAATAAGGAAAAAGTATGAAAATATTAACAGTAGAAAACAAGACGTATGAGTTAGACGATATACCAGATACAATAGACGACCTACGATATAGCATTTTAGATTATAGTAACCCAGGACACATAGATTATTATTTTATTCCATTAGTGTTCTTAGAAAGTTTTTATGCACCAGCGGCAGTATTGCAAATTGGTCAGCATCAAATTACTATGCCTTTAGATTGGAGTATAGTTATCTGTGATCCAGATGTAGGTGATCCAGAAGTAATAAGTTTAATGAGTTTAAATGACAGAGGCTTTAGTGTACTTGGATTTAATCCAATGTCTGGATTTACACCTAAATATTTAGATGTTAACATTACTAACATTTATACAGATGTAAAATGGTATGCACCTAAATTAAAGTTTGGACATTTGCTAAATGTTCCATTACATGACGGAGAAAACCCTCCTTGTGTATTATTTGTGAAAGAAGCAAACAAATTGCCCGAAGTACTTGACATTAGTGAGCTTTGGTAGTACAATGAAGACTAGAATACATGTTAATCAACACGTTATAAAACGCAATAGTAAAACAGGCGAAAGAGAACCTGTGTTAACATGTAAAACATCTAAAAATAATAACTACGCACACGAAGTTGTTATTAAGGGTGACTCAAAAGTAGTATATAGCCCAGACAAGCCATTATCATGTGGTGCAAAGGTTTGGATAGAAACTGAAGGAGAAGTAATCATTGTCAAATAAATTAAACATCAAAGAAGAAATGAGATCTATTGATACTAAAGATAGAGGCTGGTATGATAGTTTAACAGAAGAAGAAAAGAAAAAAGTTGGCATATGGTTACTAATGCGTTATACTAGTAGTTGTGGCGATAAGATGTTCAGTGAGCATTACTTAGAATGGACAAATGAAGTAGTTAATGTACACTTCAATAAATTACGTAAACATCCACAATTGCAGTATCAACTGATGCAGTTAGTAGGATTAGGTAAAAGTACATTTCATCCTTGGATAGCACCCGGCAAGGCAATGAAGCAAAGCAAAGTACAAAAATGGGTCATAGAGAATTATAGTCATTTAAATGATGACGAAGTAGAAATTTTTATTAGTACTAAAACAAAAGAAGATTTTGTTGAGTTGTTTGAAGAACACGGTATGAATAAAAAACAAATCAAAGAGTTGTTGAAAAAATAAAATGCACAAATGTCAATACTGTGGTAAATCTTTTAAGAAAGAAAGCACATTAGCAGTACATCTGTGTGAGCAAAAAAGAAGGTTCATGCAAAAAGATGAAAAGCATGTACAACTTGGATTTAGATCATATCAATTATTTTATAAAATAGGAACAAATGCAAAGAAAGATAAAACATACGAAGATTTTGCAAAAAGTCAATATTACATTAGTTTTTGTAAGTTTGGTTATTACTGTCGCGACATTGGTATTGACGATGTGCAAGGTTATGCTACTTGGTTAATAAAGAATAGTGTAAGACTTGATATATGGGGCAAAGATAAACAATTTACAAAGTGGATGAAAGAAAGATTAAAAACAGAATCAGTTGATAGAGGCGTAGAACGTACAATTATATTTTTACAAACTTGGGCAGAAGAAAATAATACAACATACAATAGATACTTTAATGACATTGCACCAAGTTTAGCAGTGTTTCATATTTGTAGTGGAAAGATATCACCGTGGGTACTTTTTAATAGTACAGAAGCACAAGGACTTATTGACAGGTTCAACGGCGAGCAATTAAAAATGATAACAGACTATTTAGAAATAGATTACTGGCAACGTACTATGAGCGTTAACCCACAAGATACTAGGTGGGTAGAAGGAATATTGGAGCAAGCAGGAATATGATAGTAGCTGTATTTTTTGTATTATGTTGCTATGTTATACCTATACTATTGCTCTGCAAAATGAATAATGAGGATCCTAAACAATGATAGTAAACACAGATATTGACATTGATATTGCTGACAGAGATCAGTTGTTAAAAATAATCAAAGGCACACCTGCAATGATTGCCAGAGACAATAAACAAGTAAAGCATAATACAGGCGTTTACTTTCATGATATTCCAAGTAATCCATTTAGTGGACTTAGTACAATTGATCATAAAGAAGCAGAAAAGATGGGCTACTTTAAAATTGATGTTCTTAATGTTAGTTTGTATAAACATATTAAAACTAAGCAACAATTAATTGAATTATTAAACAAAGAACCAATGTGGGAGTTGTTAGAGCATAAAGAAGTTGTAGAACAATGCTTTCATATTCACAAACACTTTGGCATTGTAAGTCAAATGAAACCAAAAAGTGTATCGCAACTAGCGGCCGTACTAGCAGTTATACGTCCTGCTAAAAGACATTTAATAGGTAAGGATTGGGATACAATTAATAAAGATGTATGGGTTAAGCCAACTAACGATGATTACTTCTTTAAAAAAGCACACGCTCACGCATATGCAATGGCTATTGTTCTACAGTTAAATATGTTGGCTACGGGTTTTTCTTTACAAGATTAATACTTCTACGTTTGATACGTTTAGTGATGCTGTTACTTAACCTAACTTCGGGGCCTGCTACTATTTCTAATTGTTTTACATTAAAACTCATTACACAATGAGCAAAATTCCATCTATTAAGTAATGCAATGTTTATAGGTAGTTTTCTATTTGTTTCCCACCACCATTCTTCGCCTAGTTGTAAAAATTTAACTCTTTCTTTTGTATCGTTAAGTCTTTCGTAGATATATACGCTGGCAACATGACTATCTATATTTTGGACTATGCCAAGATACTCTTTGCCTGCATATTCAATAACGGTTAAGAACGGATATTCGTCTAAAAGCTTCTGGTGTTTTGTTTGCATTACTTTTATTTATGCAGAAAAAATTTGGAAGATTTTGATAAATACATTACAGGAGTCTAACACATGTCAAATTACGGATCAACATATAATATTAACCAAGTAGGTGATTTATACACACTTGAGGATCACGGGTCAGCACCAGGACTAGGAAAATACGCTAGTGCAAAAGGTACATCAGTAAATAGCCCATTAAACTATAGGTTTTTAAAACTGTTTCGTGGATTTGATTCACAGTTTTTCTTCTTTATAAAAAATCAAGATAGAAAACCAATAATGTTACAAGGCGTTACGGTTAATGCATCTTTTATTGACAGGACAGATAGATCAACAGTTGTAAGTAAGAAAGCAATAATTACTGATTACGAAGCAGGTGGTATTAAAGTTGTATTAACAGTAGGTGAGAGTGCGTTATTCTCGCAAGGCTTGTACGATCTTGTGTTTAGTTACACAAACGACAAGGGATTAGTATTACCTCTATTTTGTGACTTAAATATGCGTCCTAACTTTACAGTAGAATGTTCAGAAGAAGGCGATGCATTACCACTAACTACACAAATAAATGACTCATTTACTTCTCAAGTAGTTGGATCAGATACATACTATTATAGCAGTGACTTAAAAGCAACAGGCTATTATAATAAACCAAATGGACTAATTACAATTGCAGTGTATGGAACAGGATATACTGGTAACTTTACAGTACAGGGTGCATTAAGCGAAAATCCCACTGAAGGTGACTGGTTTGATATTACACTTGGTTCTTATACACAAACATTCTTCCCATATAGTGGACATACTGGAATAGATCCATGGACATTCCGTACAAATGTAAACTTTATTAGAACAAAACACACATCTTCCGCAGGAACACTTGACAAAGTCGTAGTTAGAGTGTAATATATACACATGACTATAATGAATGAATACGTCAGAACTCTGGTTCCTAGCAATTGGCGAACAACTCCTAGTGGTTGGGTACATGGTAATTGTCCTATGTGTGTACGTAATGGGCAAGCAAGACCAGATACTAAAGGCAGAGGCGGGTTTCATTTCGATAGTGATAAATTTCAGTATAATTGTTTTAATTGTAATTTTAAAACTGGTTGGAGTCCACAGGGTAAGATTACACTAAGGCTAAAGCAACTATTAACTACATTAGGTGCCGATGAGGCAGATATACAACGTATACAACTTGAATTATTGCGTGAACAAGATGTAGCAACACTATTAATAAAAACTGAAAAGCGTAAAAAACTAGTTATTGATTGGGATGAAAAAGAACTACCAGAAGATGCTAAACCTTTTATGGAATTTACAGAACCAAATGAAGATTGGACAAATGCAGTAATGTACTTAACTGATCGTGGATTTGATATTACAGATGATAGGTTTATGTGGAGTCCAAGTAAACAACATGGCAGAGTTAGTAAACGTTTTATATTGCCATTTACATACAAAGGCAAAGTAGTAGGTTATACTGCAAGATGGGCAGGCAATAATATTCCTGACGGAATGCCTAAGTACTATAATCAGCAACCTAAAAAAGATTTTGTATATGGTTTAGATAGACAAACATCTGATAAAGAAATTGTTATTGTGAGCGAAGGACAACTTGATGCTATTGTAACAGACGGGTGTGCAATTGGTAGTAATAACATAAACGAAGATCAAGCAGATATATTACATAGTTTAAATAAACGTATTATAATATTACCAGATGCAGACGAAGCCGGAAAGTTAATGTGCAAGGCAGCAATAAAGCATGGTTGGAGCGTTGCGTTTCCCGAATGGAAAGATTGCAAAGATGCATCAGATAGCTTGACAAAATACGGAAGATTGTATACAATAAGTAGTATACTTAATAGTGCTGAAAGTAATAAAACAAAAATTGAATTAATGATGAGAAAGTATTGCAAATGAATGAACAGGTAAAAGAATATAACGTAGACTTACAACGATTGTTTGTAGAATTTTTAGCACAAGACAAGGATCTATTTGCTAGGGTTAACGGAATTATTGATCCGTTATACTTTGATAGAGAATTGAGAAAGGCAGTAGAATTTATACAAGAACATGCATCTGGTTATAGTGCATTACCTACATTAGAACAAATCAAAGCAACAACAAATATAGAATTACAAGAATTAAAAGATGTAGATGAGCGTCATCAAAATTGGTTTATTGATGAGTTTGAAACATTTTGTAAACACAAAGCATTAGAAGGTGCAATACTTGAAAGTGCTGATATGTTAGAAAAAGGACAATATGGTCCTGTAGAAAGAAGAATTAAAGAAGCAGTTCAAATTGGACTTGCTAAACACATGGGTACTGATTATTGGGAAGATCCAGCAGAGCGTATTGAACGAGTTCGTAATCAACGAGGTGGAACAAGTACTGGTTGGAAAGAAATTGATAGTAAATTATATGGTGGATTTAACAGAGGCGAACTAAACATATTTGCTGCACCATCGGGTGGTGGTAAAAGTTTGTTCTTGCAGAACTTAGCACTTAACTGGTCAATTGCAGGACTTAATGTTGTATACATTACATTAGAGCTTAGTGAAGAATTATCTAGTATGCGATTAGATAGTATGATTACTGGAATGAATACACGTGATGTGTTTAAGAACAAAGATGATGTAGATTTAAAAGTACGTATGCAAGGTAAAAAAGCAGGTAAATTACAAATTGTACAATTACCAAATGGTATTACTATTAATAGTGTTTCTAGTTATTTGCGTGAGTTTGAAGTTAAAAATGATATTAAAGTAGACGGCGTATTAATTGACTATTTAGATCTTATGATGCCAGCACAAAGCAAAGTTAGTCCAAGTGATTTATATATCAAAGACAAGTTTGTATCAGAAGAAATGCGTAATTTTGCAGTAGAACATGATATATTGTTTGCTACTGCATCACAGTTAAACAGGGCAGCAGTCGAAGAAGTAGAGTTTGATCATTCGCATATTGCAGGTGGTTTAAGTAAAGTACAAACAGCAGATAATGTAATTGGTATCTTTACAAGCCAAGCAATGCGTGAACGAGGGCGTTATCAAGTACAATTTATGAAAACACGTAGTAGTAGTGGTGTTGGACAAAAAGTAGACTTAAAATTTGATATAGCAGGCTTACGTATTGAAGATTTAGATGAAGATGAAGCAGGATCTACTATGAATCAACCTAGTGCTATGTTTGAAAAGATTAAAGCACAGAACAAAGTAACACATCAAGAGAAGAATATTGCAGAAAATAGTGTGGTAGAGAATACAATAGCAGGGCATGATAAACTTCGCGGTTTGCTAAAACGTAGTAATAGTTAGTAAAATAGATAAATACTATATAGGTAACTATACTGGAGATATAACACATGAAAAAACGTACTCGTAGCTTATTAGAGGAAATTAACTCTTTAGCACCAAAAAAAGATAAAACTGCTATTCTTGAAAGCAAAGGAAACAATGCTATTAGCAGTATTATTAATATTCTAGAGATGATCGACACTAACTACGACGATGATACCGCTCAGGATCTTACTAAACGTATCATGTTAAGTATCAAAAATAGGGACCCAGAACGTTTTAACCGAGGTGTTAAAAAGATCAGGGGTCCAAAATGAAAATAGATGATATTTTAGCAGGTACTAAAAAGCGTAAACCTAGAAACTTCAGAAACATTAGATTAAAAGGCAAAGGTTTATATACACCTACAGCACAAGACCTAAATGAAGATGCACGTATTCAACATTTAGAAGATCTTATCTTATGGGATGGTAGCAACGGTGCTAAAAAAGCCATCGCAACATTACATCAAGTAGAACAACAACCTAATACTGTTACTGTTAAATGGGACGGTTCACCTGCGGTTATATTTGGCCGCAACGAAAAGGGTGAATTTGTATTAACAGATAAAAGTGGATTTAGTGCAAAAGGTTATGACGGTAAAGTTACTAGTGCAGATGATTTAGAAGGCATGTTAAAAAATCGTCCTGGATATGCTAAGAACCCACAAGATTATGGTGAGTTTGCTGGCAAAATGAAAAGCATTTGGCCTAAAGTAGAAGCAACAGTACCAGCAGATTTTAGAGGATACGCACATGGAGATTTACTATGGTTTACAACGCCACAAGTAGAAGATAACAAATATGTATTCACTCCAAACACTACAACATATAAAGTAAAAGTAGATAGTGACGTAGGTAAAAAAATTGCAGAAAGCGATGTTGGTGTAGTTGTACATATGGCAATTGGACTAGACGGCGAAAAAAGTAATATTGATATGACACAGTTTCAAGGTGGACCAACATTTATTATGCCACCAGTAATGGTACAAAAATCACCAGGTATAGATGTTCCTGCAATAGACGAATTAGATGCGTTTGTAGGCAAACATGCAGGTGCAATTGATAAGTTATTCAATGTACCACCAGAATTAAAAATGGCCGACTTTGGCAAAATACTTTATGCATATATTAATGCAACAGTAAAAACAGGCGGCTTAGATAAATTAGGTTCAGACTTTATGAAATGGTTAGATGGTAGTAAACTATCAGCACCTAAAAAACAACGTCTGGGCGAGTATATAAATAGTAATATAGATGGGTTTAATGCAACGTTTAATTTCATTAGAGGAATTATGAAAGTTAAGAATATGGTTATTACTGCATTAGATTCACAAGACGCAGATGTTGAATCATACACAAGTGGCGAACGAGGCGGCGAAGGATATGTAGTAGACAAAGATGTTAAATTGGTAAATAGAGCAGGCTTTACAGCGGCTAACATGGCAAAGGAAAGATAAATGTATAGTAAGCAATGTAAATTACATTTAGAAGAAGTTAACATGACACGTTGGCAACACTTTAAACATGCAATGGGTATTGCATGGAGATTAAAGAAGGCAATGCTTGCAGTGTTTATACATGCATTTGCTCCTAGATGGTTTAAGACTTATGCAAGTAACACATGCGATATGATAGCAAAAGAGAATATATAATGAGCGAAGAAAAATATACATTAAAACAGTATGCAGCCATGGAAGGCGGACATACATTAGGTGACGAAAATAATGGTTTAGAGTTTATTCAATCTCTAGGCGAAGCTCGTATGTTTAAAACAAGACAACAACTTAGTAAAGAAGGTGCTAGAGGATTAACTGATCATCTGTTTGTAGGTCTTATGAGTTTATATGCTATGTCAAATGATTATAAGTATGCACCAGTGGCTAAAGAGTATGCACGTAAAACAGGAATGTATGGTGGGTTTAGTAGACCTAGTCCAAGTGGCACAGATGTTTACCAAACATTACACGCTCTTTTAAAACCAGAAGGGTTTACAAATACAGAAGCAGATAAATTACTATTCAATAAAGTGCAAATAAGTCAGCCTAAGATAAGACAATTTTTAAAACAACTTCAATCAGGAAATATGACAGCCGGTCAAGCACAAGCATTTTTTTATAAACTTGAAGGACAATTAGCTATACAAGATCCAAAATTAAGAGCAGCCAGAAGATTAGTAGGTGACTGGACTAAGTTAACTACACAACAACAACAATTGGCGGCTACACAATTAAATAAACATTATAGAATAAATGCTAGACGAAGTGACTTAATGATTCCATTTAAAAAGTATTCCGAAGAACATGGTTTAAACTTAAAAGATGGCGAAAAGCAAAGTATTGGAAAACGTATTATGCGTGGTGCGGCAGCTTTTGCGGCAGGTTATACTGCTGGTAAATTGACTGGCATGGACCAAGAGTAATGGGAACAAGTAGACCTGTAGAGGTCTTAACGGGTTCAACAGATTTTTATACAGTGTATACACTGATAGATATAACAGACACGGGTGTAGTCAGTCCTAAGGGTAACTCTAAAGGATTTTTTCAAGCCCAAAATTTAAATACTTTTATTCAAAGTATAAGTTTAAGATCTCAACCTGTATTAAGCAGTGTTGAAAAGTTAGACGCAGAAGATTTAGCTGATCATCAATTTGGTAGTAATTTTACCGGATTACATGATGTTTGGGTATTAAAATTTGCTAGTGAAACAGCAGATGCTTGGAATAAAGAGAATAATAGTGTTTATATGTTAGATGAGGATTTTAATGCAACGCCAGTTCATGGAACTTTAGATGAAACGGCAATTATTAATCCTGAAATTATAGATACAAAGACAGTGAGTAAAAACACATACTTTAAATATAGAGAAAACATATAAATACAATAAGTGCAAGGATGTACTTTAATTAAATCAGCTCTATTAAGACGCTGCTAAAGATTGTGAGAACAAAATATGGCAATGAATCAGTCAAGACTTGAGCGTGAAAATCTAGAGGCACATGTAGATTTATGTGCGGAGAGATATCGCGTGTTAGAAGAAAAATTAAACAGACTCGAGGCTAAAGTAGACTCGTTAACAGATGCCATGGCGAAGGTATCAGAAAAACAAACAGCAGCATCACTATCTAGTAATAAACTAGTTATTGGAGCGGCAGCAACAGTTATTGCAGGATTATTATCTACTGTAGTGTTATTGTTGTTAAATTTAAATACAGTTACACCATTGATAGGACAGTAACAATGCTATTAAACGAATCTTACAATACAATCGTTTCTGAAGCTAAAGTAATTTTTAGAAAAAGAGGCGATAAAGTCAGTAGAGCTTTTCGTTGTACAGTAGGTCCACGTAAAGGTAGACCAGTTGCAAATCCTAGTCAATGTGCGGCGCCTATAAATTTAAAAAAGAGATTTGTACTTAGACGTACAAGAGCTCAAAAAGGTGCTCGTATGATGAAGAAAGCACAAAGAACAAAAAGATTAAGCCCAGCAAGTCGTATTGTTGCAAGGCTAAATAAAGCGAGAGGGTAATAAAATGGATGTAATAAACAATAGTACAATTGATACAGTAATAGACTTTGCAAATGTTAAGTTCGGAATGGAACTTACAAAAGATCAAGTATCAGAACAGTTAAGAAATTTATCCTTTTCACAAACATTAAAACTTATTAATAGTATGAAAGCAGACGACAACGATGCTTTCTCAGAAATTATAGACCTAAGTGCAGTAAGCGAAGGTTGGTCAGTACTACCATCAATTGATAGAGAAAAATATCAAGAACGTGATGGATTAGAAGGTCCTATTCAAACAAAGAGTGGTAAAACAGTATATTACGATCCAAAAGAAGGCAAGTATTACGATCCAGACAGTGACATTTATTTGTCATATGACGAATGGAAAATGTTAGATAGTGAAAACATGCATAAAATTGATATGGAAGAAGAAATTCCAGAAGCATACGGAACTGCCACATCGGCACAACCAAGTAGAGCCACAATTAGAGCTCAAGGAACTTCACCATCAGGAACAGAAAGACGATATACCAATACAGCACAAGATCAAGCCAGAGATGCAAATGTAATAGCTAGAACAGTAGCAGGTTCAAATAAACAACCAACTGGACAAGGTGCAGTAAGAATGGGCAGTGCAGATCCAGATGATATTGAAAGAGCCAATAATGCGGAAGTTTCATCTCAAAACCAACAACAAGTAAATATAAACGCACAAGAAATTGAACGCCTAAGACAATTGGCATTGGGGAGATAAATGAAAAGCATTGAAACCCCAGGCGGAATTCCAACATTTATTTCACTTCACGAGTGTGCAATGTACGAAAACTTATTAGAACGTACATGCAAAGACGATTTGTCAGAACGTGAAGTTTACCTAATTCAAAGCCTAGTTAACAAAAATATTGTTAAAAAGATAGTGGAGAATAATAAAGTATATTATGAACGTATGAAAGGGAGCCTATAATGCCAACAGAAGAAGTAAAAGGAATGATGGATATCATTGCTAAATTAAACGAAGCAGAAGCAACACCTAGTAGCGTAGCACGAGATAAAGAAACACAAGCAAGTATTAATAAACTAGCAGGTGTAAGTAAAGATGCAGCAGGTATGCTAAGTATTTTACAAAAATTAGATGAAGCTACTACAAAAGTTACCAAAGAGATAGTAAAAGAATCAGAAAATGATATTGAATTATCTGCATTAGATAAAAAAGGTGACACAATTACAGTAAATGATTATCAAATTACAATGGAAAAAACAACTATTGTACCTGGCATTAGAAAAACATTTTACAATATCAAAGAAGGCAATGAAATTATTCATAAAGAATTGGCATTGTTTGAAACAGCAATGGGTATTATAAAAGGTTTACTATTTGATAATGATAGCAAAGTAAATAGACTATTAGAGTTAGATAACAGATATGCAAGCACATTACAAGAAGCAGCTACATACAAAATGAAGTGTAAGACTATTGTAGAGAGCTATAAGCACGATATTGCTATGGCAAAACAAGGTGCAGCAGTATCTAAGATGAAAGAAATCAAAAAACAAATAAAATCGGCGCTTTAATCATAAATACAATATAATATAAAAACTCTAGTGGGGTAATAACATGGAATTAAAACAATTAAACGTAAAGAATCTAAACAAATTAGATTCAACACTTAAAGAAGTATTTGGAATGAGCTTTGATTTTGCGGCAGGTAATGCCAAACTATCAAAAGTAAAAACAGTTACTGAACAAAAAATTAAAGCACTACGTGAAAGTGGTGTTGAAGTAAACAATAAGCAATATCAGAAGTTATTGCTAGTTCTAGAAGGTATAAACACAGCTATGGAAAACACACCAGTAATGGAAAATGAACTAGACCAAGCAGAAGTCCTTTTAGCAGCGAAAAACATGGCAGACGATCTACAAAAAATGGCTGAAAATTTAGCCAGCATGCAAGTAGAAGAATTAATGAGCATTACTAACGCAATGAAAGAAGAAGTTGGTACAGCAGAAGCAGATACATTTAATGCATCGGCAGAAGCAGCAATTGGTTCGGCTCTTGAAGCAGTAAAAACAGCAAACGCACAAGTGGCAGACGCAGTTTTAGTAGCACAAGGTCAAGCACCAGAATCAGACATGTCAACTGACATGGGCGGTGATATGGAAGCAGGACTTGATGACATGGGTGGCGATATTGAAATTGAACCAGAAATGGACGATTTTGAAGGCGCCGATGCTGCTAGTGCCGAAACAGACGAAGGCGGAAGAGAAATGAAAGAAGATGCATATCTCCAAGCACTAAGTATGGTAAAAGAAGCACAGGCTGACGGTAAAGTTAATAAAGAAATTTTAAAACAAGCATTTGCAGTATTGAAGAAGTAATACTATGAGATACGCTGATCTTTTTGAATTTTCAGGAATAGATTCAAAGGTAATTGATCTATTATCTGTATTAAGCAGTGAAGGAGTCGAAAGCATTCCACTCTCATCGTTAGTTGATGAACTACGAGCAATGGGTGTAGATGTTGACGAAGAATCATTGTTTGATGAGATCACCAATATCTCTATTATTAACAATATTAAAGATGGTGTTGTTTATTTTAACACATCGAGTTTGGGTGCAACTAACATGAACAAAGTTGACCCTGAGAAGAATAAGAAAAAAGTTAAAGCAATGGCTAAGAAGCAAGTTGATAAAGAGTTAAGCAAATGAGTGTAGGATTAAACGCAGCACAGGCAAGATCAAAAGCATCCCAAGATATGATTGTGTATAAAGAGACACAATCAATTATGGAAGAAGTAATTACTCAAAGTGGATTAGGAAACTTTGAAGCAAGTGTTGATGATGGAACTACAATGACAATATCAACACCAAGTGTACAAAAAATTGGTACAGTTAACAACCCCACAGTTAACGTAGGCGATACACTTATTATTGATGGCAACACAGTAACTCTTGGAACAACAGGAACATCACTTAATGCCATTATTGCAGATATTAACGATGCAGCGGTTCCAGGTGTAACTGCTTCTAAAGATGCAGGCTACTTAGTATTAACAATAGAAGATAGTGCAGGCGCAACATGGTCATATGAAATTGGAGCCGGAACTGCAAATACATCTCTAGGATTTGTAGCAGGTGTGTACTCACTACCAAATCCTACTAGTATAGATTATTATACATCATGGCAAGGTACAAGCACAGACCGTGCTATTCAAAACCAAATGGAACAAGTAATAAAATACTTCTCTGATTTAGGATACAAAATAGAAAGATTAACAAACTCTTCCACTAATAGAACTTTTAAATGGTATATCTATTGGTAAGTTATGTCGGATCCATTAGTACATAAGCATATTATACTAAGAATTGAAGCAAACAAGCCACCAACTGATAGAGAACTAGCCCCATGGGTTTCCAACCTAGTAGAAAAAATAGGAATGAAAATACTTAATGGTCCTATTAGTTCAAATGTAACAACTATTCCAGGAAATTGCGGACCAACTTGTGTGTGCATTATAGAGACATCTCATATTGCATGTCATGTATGGAACGAAAAATTTCCTGCATTAATACAACTAGATGTATATACATGTGGACCTTTTGATCCAAAAGATGTAATAGAACACATTCAAGTATGGGAACCTACTAAAGTAGAATACAAATATTTAGACAGAGAATTCGGACTAACAGAAATAGAAATTTAATATGAAAATAGCATTCATAGGCGATAGTTTTTCTGCATATAGTCAATACGGCCAAGAAAAAAATCATTGGTCTTATCTATTAGCAGAACACTTTCCACAACATACATATTACAATTACTCACTAGGTGGTCGAGGTTATGATCATTATCGTGTAGCTATGCTTGATGCAAAAATGAAAAATGTTGATGTTGTATTAACCAACGAAACATTTAATCAACGAATACTTTCAACTATTACTGGTGACGAATTATTTACTCTTGAAACAGAAGCATCTAGTAATTATAAAACATTTGTTCTTCGTAACACGTACTGGTACTCTATACATTCTGATGAATTAATGTATTTTGGTGATGAAACAGATAAAGTACCAAAGTCTATAGAGAACGCATTATTAGAGACACTACGGAATACAGCTGCATCTAGTAGATACTATCTTTATAATACCGAGTGGTGGAATAACGTAGATACTCTTTATGATTTTAAACATATAGTAAAATTAAAATTATTAAGAAATCCAAATGAAGCAATAAAAGATGATGTAACAAATGCGTATAGTAGACTTTTATTAGCACATGGAGTAGAACAAATAATACAAGAAGCATATTTTAAAGGTGAAAGTTTTACAGAAATGCAACAACGACAACTGTATCTTGACAATGATTTAATTATTTCTATGGATGATGATCATTGGAGTCCTAAGGCAAATAAATGGGTATTTGATAACTATATTCTGCCAAAAGTCGTTGACATCCTGTCTTAATTATAGTATACTTTATGTATGCCTAAAATTATAAGCCCTTACCCATATCAAGAATTTAAACGAACTAGTGTAGACGGAAAACGTCTATACCAAAACCCTTGGGGCGATCCTGTTCCAAGTGTAACCACTATTTTAAGTGATACTCAACCAGCAGAAAAACGCCAAGCATTAGCTAACTGGCGTAAGCGTGTTGGTACAGAAGAAGCACAGCGTATTACAACAACTGCCGCAAATCGTGGAACAGTTATGCACAATATATTAGAACATTGGGCATTAGGAGAATACGAAACATATAACCCAGGAAACAACATAGTACATCAACAAGCCAAAGCAATGGCACAAGTGGTTGTGGATAACATTGAAAATGATGTTGATGAAATATGGGGTACAGAAGTAAACTTAGTAGCAAAAGAATTGTATGCAGGCACAACAGATTTAGTTGGTGTGTACAAAGGCGAAGCAACTATTATGGACTTTAAACAAACAAATAAACCTAAGAAGCGTGAATGGATTGATGATTATTTCCTACAAGGAGCCGCATACGCCAACGCACACAATGAGATGTATGGCACTGATATTAGCCGTATTGCTATCTTTATGTGTAGTGGTGATTGCCAATGGCAACTGTTTGAAAGTGACCCAGAAGATTTTAAAGATTGGGAAATAAAATGGGCTCAAAGGTTAGAAAAATTCTATCGCTTATCATAAATACATTAACATAAGGAAGAAATAAACATGGCAACAATTACATCTAGAATGACAGCACGAAAAGGTTTATTAGCAAACCTCCCAAAATTACTTCCAGGAGAAATTGGGTTAGTAACTGACTATCAGAGAACATATATGGGACAAGAACCAGTAAAAGGTTCTGTAAGTTCTGCTGATGCAACTGCGGCAACTGTTGAATTTTTATCAGTATCGGGTAACCCTATTGATTTAGACGAAATTACAACTACTGATTTAGCATATGGCATTACTATAACTGATGCTTCGTCTAATCCTGCAACGCATTTAGCAGATATACCTGGTGCTGGTATTACCTTTATAGATAACATTGCTACCTTTAATCATACATTATCAGCTGACCCAAGTGGCAATAATGATATAGAGTACCATCTTTGGTATAATAAAGAAATTGGCTATCATGCAGAAGCATTTCCTAATCCAGTACAAACAATAACATTTACTGCTAGTGCTTCAGCAACACCTCAAACAACAGGAATAGAATTTTTATGTGATAACAAAGAAAGTGTTACAATTAGTTACACATTATCACATGAAGGTACTCCTTCAGCATCTCGTCGCGGCACATTGAGCATATTATTAGATAATGATGCAAATACTCCAAGTACAAGTTCTATTAAAGATGAGTACGATATTAGTACTGGCACTATTCCAGTTAAATTTAGTTTAACAGACAATGGTGTAGATAGATTCATACTTAACTTCGAAACAACTGATACTGTAAACGCACATACATTTACATACGTTCAGAAATCATTTAAGTAATTTAAATGAAAGATACATGGCAATTACCGCTGAAATCTAGGCTTCGTAGATGGCGAGAATTAAGAAAAGAAATAGTAAAGTTTTTAGAAAGAAAACAACAACTAAGAGTTGTAGTTGATTTTTGGAAAACTACACCTATAGGAACTAGAGCCATTGATCCATACGATCACAAATCTTGGCCTAATCCTTGGGACTTGCTAAATACAAATCACTACGATGAAAATGTTGTAGGTTTGTGTATGGCATACACTCTGCATTACAGTGATATTCCTTGTAGAATATTACATGTACAAAATGTGGATAATAGTGAAATAAAATTAATAGTTTTGGTTGACGATACGTATATTTTAAACTATAATTATGATAGTATAGACACTATAGACATAACAGATAAGTTCAATGTACTTGCTGATATTGAAGTAAGTACCTTGGTAAAATAATCCTAAATTAGGATTATAAATAAAAGAAATTGGATGGCGAATGAGTAAAGATATAACAATAGTAAAACGTGATGGGTCTCGCGAACAATTAGATCTAGAGAAAATGCATAAAGTCGTATTTTATGCATGTGACGATGTAGCAGGAGTAAGTGCAAGCCAAGTAGAATTAAAAAGTCATTTACAATTCTATAACGGAATTGAAAGTGCAAATATTCAAGAAACACTAATTAAAGCAGCAGCTGATCTTATTAGTGAAGAAACTCCAAATTATCAATGGGTAGCAGGCAGATTAATCAACTATCATTTGCGAAAGATAGTTTATCAATCTTTTGAGCCTCCTCATCTTAAAGACATTGCACGTAAAAATGTTGACCTAGGTTATTACGATAAAAGTTTTTTCTCCGTTTATAGCACCGAAGAAATTGATCAATTAAACAATTACATTAAACACGACAGAGATGAAAACATTACATATGTTGGCATGGAACAGTTTCGTGGAAAATACTTAGTACAGAATCGTGTTACGGGTGAAATTTTTGAAACACCACAAGTTGCATATATGATGATAGCCGCAACATTGTTTGCTAAGTATCCAAATGAAACACGTATGAAATACGTTAAAGAATATTATGATGCTATTAGTAATTTTGATATCAGTTTACCTACACCAATTATGGCAGGTTTACGTACACCTCAAAGACAATTTAGTAGTTGTGTACTAATTGAAACAGACGATAGTTTAGATAGTATTAATGCTACAAGTAGTGCTATTGTTAAGTATGTTTCACAAAAAGCAGGTATTGGAATTGGTGCAGGAAGTATTCGTTCAATAGGAAGTCCAATTAGAAATGGTGACGCATCACATACTGGTGTTATTCCATTTTATAAATTATTTCAGAGTTCTGTTAAGTCTTGCTCACAAGGTGGAGTAAGAGGCGGAGCCGCAACACTATATTATCCAATTTGGCATTTAGAAGTAGAAGAATTACTTGTTCTTAAGAACAACAAAGGTACAGAAGACAACCGTGTAAGACATATGGACTATGGCGTACAGTTTAATAAACTTATGTACGAGCGTTTATTAACAGGCGGAGATATTAGTTTATTTTCACCAAATGATGTTCCAGGATTGTATGAAGCTTTTTTTGATGATCAAGATAAATTTAAAGAATTATATGAAGAAGCAGAACGTACAGTAGAACGAAAAAAAGTTATGCCAGCAGCAGACCTATTTGGTATGTTTATGGAAGAACGTAAAAATACAGGGCGTATATACCTAATGAATGTTGACCATGCAAATACACACGGTGCATTCAAACCAGACGTAGCACCTATTAAGCAAAGTAACTTATGTTGTGAAATTAATTTACCTACAAAACCATTAGAGTTTTTTAATGACAGAGATGGTGAAATTAGTTTATGTACTTTAAGTGCTATTAATTGGGGCAATGTTAAGACGCCAAAAGATTTTGAACGTGTATGTAGATTAGCAGTACGTGGGTTAGATGAGTTACTTGATTATCAAAATTATCCAGTAGTTGCAGCAGAACTTAGTACAATGAAAAGACGTCCATTAGGTATTGGTATTATTAATTTTGCATTTTGGTTAGCAAAGAATGATTTAAATTATCAAGATATAGATAAAAAAGGATTAACTAAAGTAGACGAGTGGGCAGAAGCATGGAGCTATTATTTAATTAAAGCAAGTGCAGATTTGGCCATTGAAAAAGGAAATATTGATGGCGTATACGAAACAAAATATGGAGATGGAATTACACCTAATCAAACATATAAACAAGAAGTAGACGAATTAGTAGCTCACAAAGAACGACAAGACTGGAAAGGTTTACGTAAACAGTTAAAAGATACAGGTATTCGTAATTCAACACTAATGGCACTTATGCCTGCTGAAACATCAGCACAAATTAGTAATAGTACTAACGGAGTTGAACCACCACGTGCCTTTGTAAGTGTTAAGCAATCAAAACATGGTGTTTTGAAACAGGTTGTACCGGGTTATCCTAGGTTAAAGAATAAATATGACTTGTTATGGGATCAACGTAGCCCAGAGGGTTACTTAAAGATTATGGCTGTATTACAAAAATATATTGATCAAGGTATTTCTGTAAACACAAGTTATAACCCAGAATTTTATGAAGAAGAAAAGATTCCTATGAGTATAATGTTACAACATCTTGTAATGTTTTATAAGTATGGAGGCAAGCAATTGTATTATTTTAATACACATGACGGTCAAGGTGAGATTAACTTTGATAAGAAAAATGAAGAAGAATTACTACAAAGAGATAGTTTTGCTTCAGACGAAGAATATGACGACTACTGCGAAAGTTGTATAATTTAAGGAAACATATGAATGACAATTTTAAATACCAAAAATGACAAATATCATACAGAAGCAAACTCATTCTTAGATGGCCGACTTGGTTTTCAAAGATACGATACTGTAAAGTATAAACAATTTGATAAATTAACTGATAAACAATTAGGTTTCTTTTGGAGACCAGAAGAAGTTGATGTTAGTAAAGATTCACAAGACTTTAAAAATCTTACTGAGCATGAACAACATATTTTTACAAGTAATCTAAAAAGACAAATCCTACTAGATAGTGTTCAGGGCAGAGCACCAGTAGAAGCATTTGGTCCTATAGTTAGTTTACCAGAATTAGAAAATTGGATTATGACTTGGACATTTAGTGAAACAATCCATTCTCGTAGTTATACACATATTATTCGTAACATTTATTCTAATCCTACTATTGTATTTGACGAATTAACTGATAGTAAAGAAATTACAGAATGTGGTGATGATATTTCAAAATACTATGATGAGTTAATTGAACTAACAAGTTATTATAATTTACTAGGAACAGGTAAGCATAAAGTAAATGGTAAAACAATTGAAGTAGATGAATATGAATTAAAAAAGAAAATTTGGTTAACATTAAATAGTGTTAACATTTTAGAAGGAATTCGCTTCTATGTGAGTTTTGCTTGCTCTTGGGCATTTGCAGAACTTAAGAAGATGGAAGGTAATGCAAAAATTATTAAATTTATTGCACGTGATGAAAACGTACACTTAGCAAGCACACAATACTTGCTATCAAAAGTATTAACAAAAGAAGACCCAGACTTCCTAAAAATTGCAGAAGAATGTAAAGACGAAGTAACAAAAATGTTTGTAGACGCAGTTGAACAAGAAAAAGAATGGGCTGAGTATTTGTTTAAGGATGGATCAATGATTGGTCTAAATGCACAATTATTAAGCGATTACATTGAATGGATTTGTTGTAAACGTATGACTGCATTAGGAATGAAATGTCCATATACAACATCACAAGCCAACCCACTGCCATGGACACAAAAATGGATCAGTGGAGCAGAAGTACAAGTAGCACCACAAGAAACAGAGATTAGTTCTTATATTATTGGTGGTGTTAAAAAAGACGTATCAGAAGATACATTTTCGGGGATGAGTTTATGATTACAATTTATGGAAAAACACAATGCGGTTACTGTGATGCTGCTAAAAGATTATGTGAATCTAGAGGATTAGATTTTGAATACAAACAGTTAGACAAAGATTTTACAAGAGAAGTTATGGTAGAGGAATTTCCAACTGCCAGAACATTCCCACAGATTGTTGTCAGTGGCAACAAAATAGGTGGGTACGATCAATTAGTCAAGTACATTGAAGATACAAATTACACAGGTACTGGCGACACACTATAAAGGATAATATATGTTAGTAGAATCACAATACAAAACGGGTGATATAATCAGTATCAAACTTTCGTCAGGTGAAGAAATGATTGCACGTTTTGAAGATGAAAATGGCGAAGTTATTACAATTGTTAAACCTTATATCTTAATTGCGGCACAGAATGGAATGGCATTAGCACCATATATGTTTACTATTTCGCCTGATACCAAAGTACAATTAAAGATAAATAATGTTATATGCATAGTTAAATCGGCAAAAGATGCCGCTGATATGTATATTAAACAAAGCACAGGAATAGCAATTGCCTCAGGTACATAGAAACGGAGACTCACGTAGTTGTGGTGCAAGTACAAATGCATCCGCACATAAAAACGTGTATGTAAATAATCAGCCAATCAGTGTTGATAGTGATCCAAATAGTCATGGCGGTGGTGAACTAAATGCCGCATGCAAGAATGTATATGTTGGCAATAAATTAGTGGTAATTGTTGGCAATAGTGCAGCTCCAGATAATAAATGCCCACTACCGGGCGGAGCTCATTGTAATCCGAAGTCAACTTCGGGTAGTCCAAATGTGCATATAGGACAGTAACATGAGTGATTTTGTAAATGATTTAAAAGATGCTAGTGATTATCTTAACTCAACTAAGGTAGATATACCTACTGGTAAGTTTGATGTAGATCCAGAATCAGGCACTGTAACCCCTCAAACACAAGCATACAGCTTGAAAGAAATCATTTGTAGCCTATTAGCCGGAAACGGTATAAAACTCCCAAATTTGCAAATATGTTTAAAGGTTAATATAGGTAGACTAATACCTGAGATACCTGCAGGTTTAGAAGAATTAAAAGGAGCATTAGAAGAGGCTGAAAAAGCTCTTGATGAATTTATTGCTCACACTAATATTGATAATGCATTAGGCAGACTAAATGCCGCGGTGGCAGAATTTGCCGCGATTGCTAACATGATTAATTTTTGTGGAACACCAGTAATACCACGTGCTATCCCAAATGTACTAAAAGATTCAATGGGTAGTTTCTTAGGTGCTGGTAAAGATATACTAGACACATTAGGTACTATGGCTGACAGTGATATAGGTGGATGTATTGGCACTGATGGGAACTTTAGTCCAGATTTATTTACAGGTGGATTATTAAAACAATTAGGTAATAATTTTAATAATCTTCTTGGAATGCCAGAAGCATTAAAACAAAGTATTACTAACGATTTAAAAGCATTCAAAACAGATATAGAAAATCTTATAGAGTTTGAAAATAATTTCGCAGGTACACAAGGTACTGGTGGTAGTATGTTTGCACCAAACGACAGAGTAAACACTAGCGTTGGTATGGCAGTAGATCCAAACTTAACATTATCAAAAAGTCAACAGTATGCAAGTACTATACAATCATTGTATAATAGTTTAAAAGGCTATCCAGTAGATGCAGCTGGTAATGATATTTTTTATTATTTACTAGAGCCAGAAATATTAGCAAAATTACAAAACAATGGTGACCTAACTGTACCTTTAGCAGAAAGAGAACCAGTATACGATCACTGTAATAGAATAACTGGCTACACAGAACGTACAATACAAACAGTACAACAATCTAGTACAGGTGCAGAAAAATTAAATACAATACAACCAGGTGTTACAGGACTAGCAGAAAGTGGAGTAGTTTTAACTAGTCCACCAGCAACTACAACAAACTTAGGAAGTGGCGGAACTACTACAACAACAACTAGTAGCGGTACTGTTGATCTAAGTGCATATTCTACTACTGCACAAATGCAGGCGGCAGATGCAGCCGTTACTACTGCATTTAATTTAGCAGATACAACTGCAACAACAGATAGAGCAGCAATTCGTAGTGAATTTACATCAGCTGATGCTGTACTTCGAGCAGACATCGATACAAATTCAGCTTTAATTACAACTAACACAAATAACATTGTAACTAACACTTCTGATATCGCAACTAATACATCAGACATTGCAACTAATACGGCAGCCATTACTGCATTGCAAAGTGGAGGTGGATTACCTGCAAACGCAACATTTACGAATCTTACCACAACAAACTTTACAGTAACAGGAACTGGTAGTATAACACTCGCAAGTGGAAATGATTTATCATTAACTGCTACAGATAGAGTAAAAGTAACAGGAACTACTCCGTTTAAACTTGCTAACATGACAACAACAGAACGTAATGCAATTTCATTGCCAGAAAATGGTGATATGATTTATAACACAACAGACAACAAGTTCCAAGGGTATGCTAACAGCGTATGGGTGGACTTGCATTAATGGAAAAAGAATACATTGTTATATTAAATCCTGATATTGATTTTGATCAATTTAATCAGGAAATGATTAGTAATACAGGTGCAGGTGTTATTCCAGACAGAACTGTTGATATAGCAAATCCTAGGACAGGTAGTCAACGAAGTACACACTATTCACTAACAGACGAAGAAGCAGAACAACTAAAAAATGATCCTAGAGTACGTGATGTAGAAATACCACCCGATCAACGAGATGATATTGAAATTGGACTTTTTGCATCTCAATCCGGAGACTTTACAAAAACTACATCTGATAGCGGAAGTCAACTTAATTGGGGTATGCGTAGATGTATTGAAAATGCAAATCCATACGGCTCAAGTAATTCTGATCCAGGAGGAGACTTTACATATACATTAGATGGCGAAGGCGTAGATGTTGTTATACAAGACAGTGGACTACAAGTAGATCATCCAGAATTTAATGATGAAGATGGTAATAGTAGAGTTCAGCAAATAAATTGGTATACAGAGAGTGGATTAAGTGGAACACAAAGTTCAAATCATTATAGAGATTATGACGGACATGGAACACACGTTGCCGGAACGGCAGCTGGCCTAACTTATGGTTGGGCAAAAAATGCCAGAATTTATTCAGTTAAAGTAGGTGGACTAGAAGGAAGCGGTGATAGTGGTACAGGAATAAGTATATCAAATTGTTTTGATGTAATTAAAGAATGGCATAATAATAAACCAATTGATCCAAATACAGGATTTAAAAGACCAACTATAGTTAATATGAGTTGGGGATATAGTGGTGGAGTATCAGGGATTACAAGTATTGTTTACAGAGGTACAACTTATAGTTCTGGTAATGATTCTAATTTTTCTAGCTCACCTAATACACATATGGCTAGTACATATGGATTGTATCCATATTTTGCCGGAGTTGGTTACAGATATCCAGTAAGAGTATCAAGTGTAGATTCAGACGTAGAAGAACTTATTGCAGCCGGTGTACATGTTTGTATTGCCGCTGGTAACAATCGTTTTAAAGCAGATGTTGTTGGTGGACTTGATTACGATAATCGTTGGAATAGTACACGTTACTATCACAGAGGCAGTTCGCCTTATAGCGATAATGCAATGATGGTAGGTAGTATTGATTCAACAACTTCTTCTGGAACTGATCAAATTAGTAGTTTTACTACAAAAGGTCCTGGTGTTACATTATTTGCTCCAGGAAGTAATATTAGAAGTTCATTTAGCAATACCAATAGACATAATGATTCTACTTATTATCTAAATTCATCATTTAAGCAAGGAAGTATATCAGGTACTAGCATGGCTAGTCCACAAGTATGTGGATTAGGAGCAACTGTTTTACAACTAAATCCATACCTAACACCAGCACAATTACAGTTAAAATTAACGAATTTAGCGTCAAATAACGTGTTATACACTACTAATTCGGGTATTGACTATGCTGACAACAGATCGTTGCTAAATGCCCCTAATAAACTGCTATACACCCCCTTTAATAGCAGTAATGTCTTATCAGCATCATAAATTGCAAAAAATAAGACATTTCGGTTGACAAAACCGCATCTTACTAGTATATTAGTACTTAATAAGCGTAAAACCTTATTATAAAACAATTAAACACATTAATATGGTAAAAAAATGAGAGCAACAGAATATAAGGATGGGATAAAGCGAATTAAAGCCAAGATTGAAGTTCCAATGAGTGAACTTGATGTTGGTAATTATGTATTAAGTGCTCTTACGCATAATGCAGTTAATTTGACACAGATACAAAAACTTAATAAACGCGAATTGTTACAATTAGCAAAAAATGAAGTTAAAGAAAAAGGTATTAGATCAGTTTCTATTGAATCAGTTGATAATGACACTAAAGTTATCGTAAGAAATTACATAAAACAAATGTTCCCCGAACTACAGTAATGGGTCACGATTATTATGATAAAGATGCAGTCTTTAATTCATATATAAAAGACTTGGCTACTGAAGAAGGTTGGGAAGAGCCGTTTACTACTATGACTGTAAATGAAGATTCACTTGGTCCAGATGTACTAAAAAATGTTGAAAAAGTACACGAACAAATAGTATCTGCATAAATAACATAGTAGTTAATAATATGCCGGTATAGCTCAGTTGGTAGAGCATCTGATTTGTAATCAGGAGGTCGAGTGTTCAAATCATTCTGCCGGCACCATTAACAAGAATAGTTTGCTAACTTTACAGCACGAATACGCCCTAGGTTAGGTAATCAAAGGACAAAGTACAGGACACATAAAATATAATAAATAAAAAGACAAACGAGAGAGAGGCACAGGACGCCCAACTGTAACAAGTTGTAATCGGAAATACAAATAGACAGAATAAAAAAGAAAGATATATAAATGAAACTTAGAAATGAGATGTTAAAAACAGCTATACAACACGCAGACGGTGAAATTCAATTACATAAAATGAATGTTGAAGTATATTTAACTAATCCTGCAGGTATAGGCGAACACAGTGATGTAATGGAAGCTATTCAAGTTGAACTTGATAAGATGTCTACTGCACACGATCGCAAAGAAATGCTGACTAAGTATTTTAAATTGGGGGATTAGCTCAGCTGGGAGAGCGTCTGGTTTGCATCCAGAAGGTCAGCAGTTCGATCCTGCTATCCTCCACCAAAATTTAACCCAGCCTTAGTGCTGGGTTTTCACTAACTAGGAAACAATTCATGGACATAGCAATTTACCAAAATGACACAGGAAGTGCACCAGCAATACATTGGTGGCTTTCACAAGAAACTAATATAGGACCAGAAGTATATGATTTTAATACAGGTTACTGTACGCCAAGTGGGCATCACGTAGGTGCTATTGTCATTGAGAATGAACAATCAAAACATCATAATTTACATACACAATCGATTCAATTATTAGATAACTCAACAAACGGTATTATTGATGTTATGTCTCCGTTTGATGATATAAGAAAAGATTATGAGCATCTTGTATGGAGTAATTATAGTAGCAACCTAAGTAATCCAGATAATATTATTAAAGCAGATAAGACTATTTTAGTTGATAATAGTCCCGAAGAACAATTATTTTTTTATATTAGCCAATATGCATTTTCTTGGTTGGAATCTATAGAAGATATAGCACAACAAACAAATAATTGGGCAAATGAACATAATATTGAAAACTGGAAAGAAGTATGGGATAAAAAGTATGCTAAAAACTTTGAACAATCATTTGTTGATGGAAAACTAAAATATATGTGGCAACTTAATTTTGCACATCATGATTTAATGGATCAACTTGCAAAAGGTAATGATGATATAACTTTAGTTGACGCAGATGACCATGCTAGATTATTTGATAAACAAAAAGAAGATTTCACAGATACATTATTTGCATATGCTAACTCAGAAGCAGATCATTTAATTGTAGGTGACGATTGGTTTGAAAATTATGAAAGTATAATTGATTATTTAGAAATAGAAAGTTCTTTTAGATTAAAAAAGTTTAGAATTGATTATATGAAATTGTATAAACGCAAAAAGCAATTATACATAGATACATTTTCAAAATACCTATGAACATAGCAATATATCAAACTGTAAATGCACACGCACCAGCAATACATTGGTGGCTTGCACAAGATAAACGTTTTGGACCACAGTTGTACAACGGATTAGAGCCACTTTGTAATGGTGATCAAATAGGAAGTATTGTACAAGAAATACGAGATGAAGATATTGATGCTGATTTATATAACATTCATCAAGAAAGTCTTAGAGAAATGGAAAATAAAGAAGCTGTAAATGGAATAGTTGATTGTACTTCTTCTTATTTTAATAGTATAAACAATTATGAATATCCAGTATGGAGTAATTATTTTGGTTGCACAAAATATCCTAATTCAGTACCTTTAAGTGATAAACTTTTATTTGCTAAGTCAACTATAAAAGATGATGCTATGTTTTATATAACACAGTACGCATTTATTAAACTATCTATTGATGAAATCAACGATCATAGTAAAATATGGTGGGAAGATCATAAACTAATGGATGGCAAGGTGTTAGATAGTTGGAAGGAAATATGGTACAGAGATTATCATGATCAATGTATAGCAGACTTTCATAATGGTAAATTGCAATACATGTGGCAATTAAATTTTGCACATTGGGATTTGCATAATATGTTAGTAGAAAATAAAAGTAAATTTACGTTAGATTATTCAATAGAAAGATTGTTTAAGGAAAAACATAAAACTGATGATTTTAATGCAGAGCAAAATGCAATAAAATTAATGACTGATAATACTATAGATCATTTGTTAGTTGATGTAGAATGGTTTAACAATACTGATGTTATACTTGATTATTTAGGTATTAAAAATAGCAAAGCATTAGATGATGCGGCATTACTATACAATGAGCGTTATAAAATTGTTTGTAAAGCCTACGAAGAATTATCTAATAAATACTACAAAGGAATTATATTATGAATAGAAATATAGGTAGAGGTTTAATAGTATTAGGAATGTTAATGTTAGGCGTTCTTTTTGCAAATACAAGTTTGTCTGCAGAAAGAAAATCTACAGGAAAAGAAGTTGAAATGGTTGTTTACGACTATGAGGTAACTAGAGTAATTGACGGAGATACTGTAGCCTTTAGAGCAGACTTTTTGCCAGAGCCACTTAAACAAGAACTAAGCATTCGTGTTTATGGAGTTGACACACCCGAAAAGAGTTGGAGAGCAGAATGCGACTCTGAAGCAGCTTGGGGTGAACAAGCAAGTCAGTTTACAAAAGACCAATTAAATGGTGCAACAGTTATACAAGTAGCCATTTACAAGTGGGATAAGTTTGGTGGGCGAGTATTGGGTGATATTATTATTGATGGAAATAGCCTAAGACATATGCTTATTGAGAACGGATTCGCACGTGAGTATTATGGTGATAAAAAAGAATCTTGGTGTTCTTGACAATTATCAAAAGTTAATATATAATAAGAACTAATTTAGGGGGTGTAGCTCAGTTGGTTAGAGCACCTGCCTGTCACGCAGGGGGCCGAGGGTTCGAGTCCCTTCACTCCCGCCAAATGCACCGTTCGTCTATCGGTTAGGACACCGGGTTTTCATCCCGGCAAGAGGGGTTCGATTCCCCTACGGTGTACCAACAGAAAGGAAGTATATGAAGATTAGATACTATAAAGACATCGACGGAATGCGTTGGTTGGGCTTTGTATTAGCAATGTTAAGTGCGTACCTACTAAGTGGCGGAGAAGTTGAATATCAATACATAGGTTGGGGAGTAGCCTGTTTTAGTTGTAGTATATGGCTATACATGGGTTACAAAGATAAAGACATTCCAAGAGCATTAATGGAATTAATGTATCTAGCATTAGCAATACGAGGCGTTATTAATTGGTTATAGTTTCTCCGGTTTCTAATAAATAATTGTATCATACTAGGAAATAATAAACATGGCGGCACACAAAGAAACAGTTTTATCAGTAACACATTACACAGATACATTATTCCACATAACAACAACACGTGACAGTGGAGTTCGTTTTAGAGATGGAGAATTTATGATGATTGGACTAGACAACTGGTCTGAAAAACTACAAAAGAATAAACCTATAATGAGAGCTTATTCAGTAGCAAGTCCTAACCATCAAGAAACACTAGAATTTTATAGTATCAAAGTACAAGACGGTCCACTTACAAGTAAATTGCAACATGTAAAAGTAGGTGATGAGATACTAGTTAATCCTAAAGCAGTAGGCACCCTAGTACACGCAAATTTAAAGCCTGGACGCAATCTGTACTTACTGGCTACCGGAACAGGAATCGCCCCTTTTATGAGTATTGTACGCGGCGTAGACACGTATGAACACTATGATAATGTTATTGTAGTATGGGGTACTAGAATAGCCAAGGAACTAGCGTTTAAAGAGCTCATAGACGGGTTAAACGGCGATGAAATATACAGTCAAGTAACTGAAGGAAAACTTAAAACATACTTTACATGTACACGTGAAGATTACGAAAATACAGGTCGTGTAACAACGGCAATGTATAATGGAGACGTACAAAGCAAACTAGGACTAGAAGATTTATCACCTATACATGATAGAGTAATGATATGTGGTTCAATGCCTATGAACGCAGAACTTATAGAATATTTAGAAGGTCAGGGATTTACAGAAGGCGATAGTAAAACACCAGGTGAGTATGTAGTAGAGAAAGCATTTGTAGGATGAGAACAGAAGCACAAAAGAAAGCAATAACTGATAGGTACGAAAGTGCAACATTACATAAAAATATTGTAAGTCAAGGTTTCATTGATTATTTGCTTAACCAATTTCAAAAATCAGATAAAATTGATAAAAAAACTGGACCAGTTGTAATGAATTATAGTCCAGATAGGGATGGATATAAAGAATGGTTTGAACCTGTACAAAAATTTGTTGATAACTTAATTGGTGAAAGTTTAGTGTGGGGCAGTAATATATTTAGAGCTGAGTATCCACATATTGTACACAACGATGATTATCACGAAAAGGTTTATGACATATTTAAGACTGTGGTTATTCCTCTAGAAATATCTAAGCCAACTAACTTTATTGTATTTGATCAATATTATTTAGATGGCCCTGTTAAATGTTTCAAAGGATGGAAAGATGTACCAGACAGTTACTATAATAAGAGCTTAACAGATTATAGTGATATTTTCAATATCACAGACAAGCCATTCGACAAGCAAATATATAATGAATATTTGACCCATGTACCGTATGAATCACTGCATGGATTAACAGTAGAATCAATTATAAGATGGCAACCAGGTGATGCAATTACATTTGATATGGGAAAATTACACTCTGCTACTAATTTTGCAGAGAATGGAATAGATTATAAAATAGGTTATAGTATTTTTACTGCTAAATACTAGTAAGTAAAAAATACTTTGGCCCAGTAAATGTTCAGAGTTTACTATAGGACAGTGCCAGCGGACATATTTTTTATTTAATACTAAAAGGAGTTTTGAATATGTCAGACTTATTTGGTCACAATAGTGGAAATAAAAAATTTATTATTAACATTAGCGATCTTTACGATGAAAAAGAACGCAAACAAAAAGAACTTGAGTTCTACACACAAGAACTTGATAAGTTAATGCTTAGACTAGGAATGTTACAACACGAAATAGGCGTTACTGAAACTATCATAAATATGATAGAAGGTGAATATTTAGTAGACCTCAAACAAGCTATTGAACAAAGGAAGAGAATAAAAGGAATAAAATGAACACATTATATTTAATATGTAGTCACAGTTGTTTAAGTCAAATGGAAGTTCCATACTTGCTTAATAACAGCCCTATGCTACACGGTGAAAGCCAAGCAGGAGAACATTGGGCATCATATGAACTAGATGGAAAAGAAGTAGATCACGAACCAGGTCCGTTGGGAAAGATTCGTGTACATGATGATTATTGGAATATTTCAGATGAAGATAGAGAATGGTATAACTATGATGTTAGAAATACTATGGAAATATCTACAGAGCAATTAGATGGATTATTAAATTTAGTTAAAGATAAAAGTATAGCAGTTTTGCTACATGCACAAAATTATGAAGATATTTGGAAGTGGAGTAGAAACTTACCTGTAATGATGATTAGAACATCAGTTGATAGTTGGGATGGAGATATTGTTAGTTGGGCAGCACGTGAATATAATTACTTAATGGAAGATGACAGAAATGCAAATTATAGTGATGATGATCATAGTTGGCCAGGTGTAGAAACAATTGTTGATAATTTTATATCTAAAAAGAAATTTAATAATGGAATATACGATGAAAATTCACCACACGATCATGGCGATATTTTATTACATCAAAGTCAATGGTCAACAATGTCAGGATTAAATACATTATGGAATTGTGTAGGAATTGAATCACCTGATCAAAATTGGATACATCAATACTATGAAGATTTCCAACAACATCAAGAAATTAACGAAGAACTAGCCAAGGAACTAACTGATGCCTACAATAAAAGACAGCAATAACGTAGTACTATTTTCAGATCCTTTTAAAGTATATCTTTTTAAAGATAAAAAAAGAGTAAAACTTTCATTTAAAATAACTGACTATGTAGTTGTTAACAGAGAATTTAGTCAGGAAGACTTTGAATACATACTAGATCATTGGAAAGAAGAAGATGGTGTAGAAGGAAATATAAGAGATATAGATAATAATAAAATATGGTGGTACCATAGCAAGTTTGGTCCTAGACCCGAATGCGAACCTGCAGATTTTGTAGGTATTAACTTCAATAGATATAGTTTTAGATTCTCAGTAAAAGATATGGAATCCTTAGAAAATGCGTATTTTCACCAAAAAAACAACAAAATGCATTGGGATTAATTAAAAAAATAATTAAAAAACTTATAAACCCTTGTTTTACAAGGGTTTTTTTATGGCTTTTTTATGCTCTAAAGGTTGACAAGTAAGACATCTTACTGTATACTGTAAGTATAGTTAATAAAAAAAGGAGTTAATAAAGATGGCATATATTAGAACAAACGAAGTAGCAGAAATTAGAAAAGCACTAAAAGAGAAGTTTGGTAAATCACTAAAATTTAGTGTAAGACGTCAGCATTATTCAAGTGTTGATGTTTCTATTGTATCCGGTGATGTTGACTTCTATGATGGAAGTATGGATAGCACAGACAAATATAATGGACAAGTTCATAAGTTTGATGGACATGCACAAATTAACGAATACCATACTCATTTTTATGGAAAACACGAACAACTATTTACAGACATTGTTAAAATTATGAAGACTGCTCCTGCTTTAGCAGAAGGTGGTAGAGCTTGGTATGATAATTCAGATGCAATGACTGACTATTTTGATACTGCTTATTACACTCATGTTAGTGTTGGTAAGTGGAATAAACCATACGAACATAAATCTTAAGAAAGGAAACAATGATAGAATACAAAAAAGACAATCCACACCAAGATATAGGAAAGCAGAAATTTAGAGTTAAAAAATACTTTTCTGCGTGGGTTGAATATGATGTAATTGCTGATTCAAAAGATGAAGCCGAAGATAAAGTTATTGAACACGGTGGAATTGATAGAATTGAATGGCAAGATGGTTGTTTAGGTGATGCAGAAGTTTATGCATGTGATCATAATTTTGAAGACTCAGGTGATACAGTAAAAGTAGAAGAATGTGTACCATATGAAGATACAGATATTGACACAGGCGAAGACATGCTAAATTATGAAGATCCAGATTGGACTTCAGATGAATATAGATGGAAAAAGGAAATATAATATGAAAACATTCACATTTGAAAATCATTTAGGTGACACGTTTATAGCTAAAGCAGAAAACGGTCTTGATCTAATGGAAGATGCAAATCGCAAAATATTGTGGCCAAACTGGAAAGATGGAATGTGGCAACAAGTAAGCGAAACAAAGTTTGTTTGGGTTTTAGGTAATTTTTTTGATTAAGGAGAATAATATGAAAACAGTAATAAAATTTAATGAAGTAACAAACATAGAACTAGGTGGCGTTGATATGAACGACTACCCAGATTTCTGTGATGCATATGTAGAAAGTGCAGAAAAGTTAGATGGTACTCCACTAACTGATGTTGAACTAGAAGCGTTTAGCGAACTAGAAGAAACTGCATCTTATATTAATGAAAATGCATACGAAAGTTTATTTTAAAAAAAGGTTGACAAGTAAGACATCTTACTGTATACTGTAAGTATAGTTAATAAAAAAGAAGGAGAAAAATATGGAATACACGGTAAATGAAATTAAAAACATTCTTAATAAGGCAAAAACAGCAGCCTATGAAGCAGGTGGCGATTATTTTGTTGAGAAGTTAGATAGTAAAGATAATTATCCTTGTGGGTTTGCATGGGTTAACATTCATGGAATTAAAGGTAATACCAAATTGGGTAGGGCTATGAAAGCCGCTGGTATTGAAAAAGACTACAGTGGTTCATATAAGATTTGGAATCCATCAGGTATTAACGTGCAAAACGTAGATGTAAAAGAAGTTGGCGCCGAAGCAGCGGCAGACGTATTTACAAGTTACGGTTTTAAAGCATATGCTGGTTCGAGGTTAGACTAAATTGGATCAAGCAACAATAAAATTATACGAACGCAGAATTGATAACTGCGTTCGTACTGCTAATCAAAATCCCAAAGACAGTTGGGCATATAATTTTTGGATGACAACTGCTGGAACACTTTTACGAAAACTAACAAGGAGTACAAATGCAAAATATAACTAAACTACCAACTCTTTTCAAACGTGATACAACTGGTAAAATCCGTCAATGGGAAGTTGAATACGGCGAAGAAAATGGTTCTGCAGGTACAAGAACTATTAGTGGATTAACTGATGGACAAAAAGTCATTAGTGAATGGAATCTAAGTACTCCAAAAAATGTTGGTAAAGTAAATGAAACTACAAGTTTAAGTCAAGCACAGGCCGAAGCCCAAGCATTATGGGACAAGCGTTCTGAAAAAGAGTATTTTGAAAACGTAGGGGACGTTGACTCTTATGAACAATTTAAGCCAATGCTTGCACATGATTATACTAAGCGTCCACAAAGTGAAGGTTGGAGTCAACCTAAACTAGATGGAATTCGTTGTGTAGTTGATAGTAGAGGTATGTGGACACGTGCTGGTAAACCTATTACAAGTTGTCCTCATATTTGGGAATCACTAAAAGGTTATATGGAACAAAATCCACATCACATTTTAGATGGAGAACTTTACAATCATGAACTAAAAGCAAACTTCAATAAAATTACAAGTTTAGTTCGTAAGTTAAAAAGCACACCAGAAGATATGGCTGAAGCAAAAACACTAGTTGAATATCATGTTTATGATATGTATGATAAATCAGCACCAGATATGAAGTTTACTAATCGTGTTAAACAAGCATATTGGACAAATAACGATTATGTAAAAATTGTAAAAACTGATTACTGTGAATCACAAGATCAACTAGATGCATTGTATAGTGAATACATGGAACAAGGCTATGAAGGTCAAATGGTGCGTAATGATGCAACATATGACAACAAGCGTAGCAAAAATCTTCTAAAGCGTAAAGAGTTTAAAACTGAAGAATATGAAGTTATCCAAGTACTAGAAGGTCAAGGTAATTGGAGTGGATATGCTAAACGTTTTATTTTACGTGACAAAGCAGGTAAAGAATTTGGTAGTGGTGTTAGAGGGCAACAAGCACAATTAAAAGAATTGTGGAATATGCGTGATACTGCTAAAGGAATGCCAAATTGGGCAACATGTAGATTCTTTGATTTAACACCAGATGGAGTTCCACGTTTTCCAGTAATTATTGATTATGGGCATGGAATTAGGCAAGATTAATTCAAATTAATTTAAAAACCCTTGAAATACAAGGGTTTTTTTATGGCTATAAAGGTTGACAACCAAGACATCTTATCGTATACTATATGTATAGTTAATAAAAAACAGGAGTTAAAAATGCAAACACAAATAGAAACATTAAAAAGTAAAATTAAAGCAGACTACATTAGATGGACTACTAAAGGTGGTACAGAAGAACTGTCAGGTTACTTTAAAGAAACTGTTGATAAGTTTGATGATAGTATAACTGTTAAAGCTGGTAAAAAATATACAAAGATCATTAGAGATAATGGTGTTTGGGGTTTTATTGCTAATGATGATTTTGTAACGTCAAATGGTAAAGCATTTAAGAAAGGCGATATTCTTAAAGCGGCTGGTTGGCAAGCACCTGCACTAAACAGTGCAAGAGGAAACATTTTTGATGATGATTATTCCATTGCATGGACTGGTCCTCATTACTTAAAATAGGAAATAAAAATGGACGTTATTCAAAAAGCAGATTTGTTCGCTAGTGTGGCTCATGCCGCAATTGGACAAAAACGCAAATACAGTGGAGTGGACTATATAGTTCACCCACGCAGAGTATCTAAAATGGTTGCTGATTACGAAGGCACAAAAGAAATGATAGCGGCCGCATTGTTGCATGATGTGTTGGAAGATACATATGTAACCAGTGAAATGATTGCCGAAGAGTTTGGTTGGAAGATCCACAAGTTAGTTGTTGAGCTTACTGATGTCAGCAAGCCAGAAGATGGAAACCGTGCAAAGCGTAAGGCAATTGATGCAGAGCGTTTGAGTCATGCAAGTTACGAAGCACAAATTGTTAAACTTGCAGATCTCATAGACAACAGTGATGACATTGAAGCAAACGATCCAAGTTTTGCTAAAGTGTTCTTAAAAGAAAAAGCACACCTTATTGAAGTTATGGATAAAGTACATTTGCATCCTTTATATCCCATAGCACTTGGTGTAGTCAACGGAGGTAAATAGTAGTATGGTAGGACTAGATTTAATGATTATATTGGGCGTGTTTACAGTAGCATGTGCATATTTCAGTCAACGAACTGGATATAAACAAGGTGTAAATGAAGGTATGGAATCAACCCTAAAACTTTTGGAAGCAGGTGGTTATATTAAAGTTGTTGAAGATGAATCAACAGGCCTACAAGAGATACAAAGGGTACCAAATGGAAACAACACCAACACATAAATTATTCACCTTAGAACAATTACAAGATTATCAGCAAGCAGGTAAATGGCCACTTGCTGATTCTACATTGTTGTCTACAAAATATGCAGACCGATGGGAAATGTCTAAGAGACTACATGATACAGTAGATTTAGATTTTTTTAAAAAACATAATACTAGGAAAGAAATTGATTCCTGGCATGATGATATTATTCCTAATAAAATTTATTCTAATCTACATTCAGGAAATGTTTTTGGATGGGATGAAGATTTTATGGCAGGACCAACTGCATGGGCAAACAATGATATTCATTCAGATGAAGTTGTAATGAGAAGTAAAGTATATTTTTATCCATGGTCAGAAGAAGAAATTAATTCGTCTGTGCCAGAAGAGTTTAGTTATTTTATAGAAATGCACAAAGATTTTAAACCTGTGCTAGAACATTATTTGTATGAAAACTATTCAGACCAATCTGAATTATGGGAAGATTTAGTTCTTTACAAATTGATGATTATCAAGTATAATACTCCTAGTGCTACAGAAAAAAATCGTACAGAACATAGAAAACATAATTCTATACGATTTGGAGATGAGCATTGCGACGAAACTCTAGCAGGTTTGCACTTAGGTGAAAATTATTCAGAGTTTTGGGCAAAGAATACTAAAACAAACGAACGAGATATGATTACAGAACTAGCAGATAATAAAATGTTAATTATGCATGGACAACATTCAGAGCAAAGTGGGTGGATTCCAACATATCATGGAATGCAACATAATCCACAAGAAGACCTCGGAGATAGGTATAGTATAATTATGGATTTACAAGTAAGATATAAATAGGAGATAATATGTTAATACCAACAGTAATTGAGACAACAGGCAGAGGCGAACGTGCATACGACATTTATAGTCGTTTGTTAAAAGATCGTATTGTAATGCTTAACGGAGAAGTTAACGACCATACAGCAAATTTAGTAGTTGCACAAATGCTATTTTTGGAATCACAAAATAGTGCAGAAGATATTAATTTTTACATTAATAGTCCAGGCGGTGCAGTAACTTCGGGACTAGGTATATATGATACAATGCAATTTATTAAATCTCCAGTAAGCACAATTGTAATGGGTCAAGCATGTAGTATGGGTAGTTTCCTTGCTATGGCAGGTGAGCCGGGCAAACGTTTGGTGTTGCCAAATTCACGTACAATGATTCACCAACCTAGTGGTGGTGCAGGCGGACAAGCAACTGATATGCAAATTCAAGTTGAAGAGATTCTTAAAATGAAAAAGAACCTAACAGAAATTTATGTCAAACATAATAGTGTAGGTAAAACATATGAAGAATTGGCATCAGCTATGGAACGTGATAATTTTATGTCAGCACAAGAAGCCGTAGATTTTGGTCTTGCTGATAAAGTTGTTGTTAGAAAAACATAATATATTTGTAATACTATATTTGTATAAATAATAGTATGAAGATACATGATATATTAGAAGAACAACAAGTACTAGAAGGTCCAAACGATCCTCATATATTTAAAGCAGTATTCTTGGCAGGCGGACCAGGTGCTGGTAAAAGCTATGTGGCAGGAAGGTTATTGTCTGGACAAGGATTGAGGCCTTTAAATAGTGATGACGTATACGAGTATCTTGCTAAAAAACATAATATGGATTTAGGGGACCCTGATGTTGTTGGAAGCGACAAGGGACAAGAAATCCGTAACCGTGCTAAAGAAATTACTAAGACACGAGAAGATTTATATCTAGATGGTCGTTTAGGATTAATTATTGATGGCACTGGTAAAGACATTACTAAAGTATCACAAGCTAAAAATCAGTTAAATGAATTAGGTTATGATACAATGATGTTATTTGTTAACACAAGTGAAGAGGTAGCTCAAGAGCGTAATCTTCAAAGACCACGAACTATACCAGCAGAAATGGTAACAAAGATGTGGCAACGTGTACAACAAAATATAATGAAATTCCAACAAGTCTTTGGAGCCGCAAGGTTTCATGTAGTAGACAACAGTGGTGGACTGGAAGATCCAGATCGTAAAGAAAACTTTGATGCTGTTTACAGAGAAGTAAGAAAGTTTTTAGGTGAACCACCTTCCAAAAGAGCCGCTAAAGCCTGGTTAGACAAGAATACTAAAACATAGTATATAAGTGTCGCCAAAATCAGCATAAATATTAAGCAGTTCAAATATAACTGTTTTATATAAAAAGGAATTTTATGTATACATACAACGCAAAATTAGTAAGAGTCATAAACGGTGATACTTTGGACATTGAGATCGATCTAGGTTTTGATATTATAATCAAACAACGATTAAAACTATTTGGAATTGATACTCCTGATAGTAGATCAACAAACACAGAAATTAAACAAAAAGGTCTTGATGTAAAGCAACGACTTATGGATTTATTAACAAAAGAATTTAAAGTAGAAACTATGCTTAACAAACGTGGAAAGTATGGTCGTATACTTGGCAATATATATGTTACTGATAACAAAGGTAACGAGATTTGTATAAACGAATTGTTAGTCTCAGAAGGACTAGCAGTGCGTTATAACATCGGGAAATAATATGAAGTTATTTGGTATTTGGACAATATTTGTAGCCTTATCTATAAGTGCTGTGGCGGCCTACTACAGCATTGTTGGACTTGTGGCTATTTTTGCCAGTGCCGTAATACCGATTATTATCATGGGGTCTGTGCTAGAAGTAGGCAAGCTAACATCAGCTGTTTGGTTGCACATGAACT